GGGAAACCCTTGTCTTTGTCGCTAGAAATTCAAGCGTTTAATAACGTTTCAAGCCCTAGAACAGAACACACAATTACAGGGGACACCTACGAACCTGTGGATACTCAGCCAACAGTGCCTGGGATTCCCTGGTGGAAAACTGGCCATCCAGAGCCGTAGGGAGCCTAATTAATGAGTGCATATGAGTTTTTCTTAACAAATGTAACATTCACGAATGACAATGCGACGGCGCAAATAAACAACGCCGAGAGTGTTTTTGGTGCTATTGAAGGTAGTCAGGTATTTGTTGCTGGTGTAGACATACCGGAAACGTTGGTTACAGTTAATAACACTGCTAGGACGATTACACTTAGCCGACCATGGCCGCGAGCAAATGCGCAAAATGTTGAAGTAAAGATAAGCCCCGTTGCCAGTGCAGCGGCGCAAATGAGTGCCTTAACCGCAAATCGAGAACTATTTAACTCATTTAACGAAAGCGCTGCAGATTTAGTTGAAACCTATGAAAATGCGGTAGCAACAATAACAGCGCAACCCAGTGTTCGGGCATTTGAAGGGTACGTTGACGCCGGGGATTTTTCTGCTGGCACTTATGCAACAAAGGATATTGTTAAAAGCGCAAATGGTAAAACGTATATCTGTATAGACGGTTACACTGCTGACTCAAATAGCCCACAACCTGAAAACGACACGGTGCATTGGTTCACATGGCAAGGGGTTACGTTTGACCGCTTAAACTACGTAGACTTCGGGCTGTTTGGACACAAGGATGTAGGGGGAAGAGTAAGTTATTTTTTTGGCACTCTGCCATCGGAAAAAATCGACAACCAAGCGGCATTTGAACGGTGTCGAGATTTCGCAATTGCTATCGGTTGCAGGACTATCTACATTCCAGAAGGTTGCTGGTATTTCAATATTGATAATAATCCTATCGAGATATTTACCACACTCAACATTGTTGGAGCTGGGCGCGAGTTAACGCAGCTATTTGCTAATTTTTCTAATAACCCCATACCGTATGACAACCGAACAGCGCTGTTTCATTTTTCAGGGTGCAGGGGTAGCATTCGCGAGTTTCATATTCGCTCAAACTCTTATCTTGGCGTGGGTCTTTTGTTCACGCGCGAGGTTGGCGATAACCAAAAAATGTGGCTGCATCGTGTCGCTGTGTATTCGTGTCGATGGGGGGTTAACGTGCCAGAGGGTGAGTGCATTAACCAAATGTCGATAGAGGAATGTCGATTCGATGGTAACTATTTTTCTGGTTGGCGGTTGGTTTCGTTTGGTAACGGGCAGGCATACGCGCACCATGCACCCATTCATTTCCGCAACGTTATATTAAACGGTAATGGGCCAACAGCCTTTGCACGAACCGCTGTATACACCAATGATGCAGGCGAACAGATACAAATAGCTACTGCTGAAAATCAAACTGGTACTCAACTACTGATGAAAGGTTTTGCTAATGTTCAATTCATTGGGGGTCAGTTATCCGGCCATGGGAACCCATATAACACCTCATTAGCCAAAATTAGTGATGGTTCAACATTTGAGTTTATCGGTACAGATATTGAAGACATGGAAGAAGGGTTTGCGTGTACTTCTGATGGCACGGTGATAGATTCAACAAACTACGAAACAATCGAAAAGGACTACCGTGATGACGCATCAGGGGCAGCAATTTTAGTTTCTTCTGTGCCCGGCTTCAGAATTACGTCAGTACATACCTACAAACTACGAAATATTGCGTTTATAAAACTGATGTATGGCAAAACAGATAATGCCACTATCGGCGCGTTTAATACCGATGAATTGCAAGTTTATAAGTACAACGTATGGGATATAAATAACGACCCACTATATAAAGCGCAGCATGAAATCGCCCCTTCTTTACTTACTCACGGTGGGGGTATCAGTCCTATCGCGTTTGATAATATGGGTAATTCTGTTCGTAATGTTGTACCTATCCACACAGAGATGTGCGGAACTAGTAACGCGCTACCGATATCAACTCGAATGTGGCAGAACGGCAGTATGCGTTCACCTACGACAGATGGTTGGAATTTAAAATACCTATCAAACCACGACCAAAACCTTACAACAGGCCACTTATACAGTGAGTTTGATGTTAGTCCATTTGGTACAACGTCAACCGAAAGTACCCCGCCTGAAATTAAGTTCCTTTTCATAACTTGCACTTATTCAACCTACGGGGACGGTAGATTTGTTATCCAGTGCTTCGATGATACAGATACGTTGATAGATAGTATCTGGTACTCCCCCGGTCAATTTTCATCGAACTATGAACGGGGTGGAACTGTGCGATTTGAAGTGCCTACAGGTACTAAAAAAATACGCTATGGCTTTGTAAATAGTGAAAATTATGAAGGTTCAATGAGGCTTCACTGGATAGGAAACTACCAACGTTCACCAAGATTTTTTCTGAAAGTTCGCGCCGTTGTTACGGATATTGACCGATATGGTAACTACGAGCCACCTTATGCTGCGGCCATGGACGAATACCGCGTAGGGTATGAAATGCCCCAGTTGCAACAAATATCGGCACTACCGTCTAGCGCTTCAGATTCAACTGCGAGTGATGTGCAGGCTCTTCAAGATGATTTAAACGCGCTGACGACAAAGTTTAATGCTTTGCTAACCACGCTTAATAATTACGACCCAAACCCGTAGGTGTGTAGATGAAACAGATTGTAATACCGATAGTCCTTGCCCTTTTGCTGCTTGCTGCATTTATGTATTTCAATAATAGCGATGCAGAAAAAGCATATTACGAGGCTTTGAGTAACTTTACTTACGTTGATGATGTTGAAGATGAACACAAAGCGTTTACACGCATTGATAAGCCATTCTACGGGGATTGTGAGGACTTTGCCTTTACGTTGCAATTGCAAATAGGCGGAGAAGTGTGGGCATTCACCCACAACGATAATGTCAATCATGCGGCATTGGTTTTAAACGGGGTTGTTTATGACAGCCTACGGCAACACCCTGTATCGATTAATGATTACCCAAAACACAAACTTTATAAAATGACCTTTAATAGCAAATTGATAACTAATTAGTATATTTGGAGAATAAAAATGGCAATAGATATTACGGCAGGCGGAGCAGATAGCTCAGAACGTCAAACACGATTAATAGATGCAATGGGATTAGCTGGCGGGGATAGTAGCAAGGTTCCCAGTATCATTTCATTACCGTTAGCGCAAAACCGATTGGCGGGAATTTTATCACTAATCAATCAAGCAGCGTCAGAACCGAACGGCGTTAGGGAACCCTCTGACCCTACCCTTTGCACACTAACGCTGGGCGGCACCGATGCTAGCCTAACAAATCAAGTTAAATATCAAGATTACCCTCAAAAATTCCGTCCTAGCCCCCATATTGCGATATATGAGACTGGCAGGTGGCAGAGACTACATACACTAACAAGAGAGGGGACTGGAAATCTAGGGACGCAAGATGGAACCGGAAAAGCAGGGACAGGAGTGAGTCAGGTTTTTACATTTTGGGAGTTTTACACTGACGCACAAGATGTTGTATTAGATTTTCTGGCGGGGTCTGTATTTAACTTGCAGATTGATGGCGTTTTCCAGACCAAAGAGAAGTTGACCGTGCCGAATGCTGGCGGAGGTGCGGGTACAGTTTTGTTGAATTTCCCCGACAAGCGCACTCGCAAAATTACCATTAATTTTAATTGGAGCGGTTCCGGTTTCGGTGGTGTCTATGTATTGCCAACTGATTCAGTATGGGCGACCGAAGAAACACTAACAATGGGGATGCTAGGGGATAGTTTTGCGGCTGGGTCAGATAGCAACATGCCAGGAATTAACTGGACGCCTGCGTTCGCAAAAATGTTAGGGCTTAGCGTTCAAGTTAGCGCGGAGGGCGGAACAGGAATTTTACGTAAGAAAACAGATGATACAGGGGTTAACTATATAGAGCGTTACGCAGACGATTTAGGCCACAAAGATTTCGACATTATTTGCGTACCTAGCACTGTCAATGACGCTGAACCCTATGCTAATGGTGAGTTAGATGCTGGCGTGGATACGCTGTATTCCCTGATTAGGCAGTACCACCCAAAGGCGTTGATTTTAGTTGTAGGGTCATGCGGCAGTGTAAACATGCCATCAGGAGCAGCAGAAGCGATTGCAACGGAGGCTGCCACGCTTGCTAGGTTTGATTCAAAAAATGACCCTCTAGTAATTACAGTTCCCGCCATGACAGACGTTAACCCACCCGTATTTGGTTCGGGTAATGTAGATGGAGCAACTGGTGACGGAAACGCTGATAACTACATACAAGGTGGGATACATTACGGTATAGATGGGCATGTTCACCACGCCATTTTCATGGCGGATAAAACGCTATCTGCAATAAAGAATCGCATCCGTGAATTAACGATAGCATAAGGAGGCGTAAATCATGTCTCTATATTTAGATAACAACACGGAGTCATTAACAGTAGATGCGGGTTTTGTGTCTACTGTTGTGATTATGCCGCAAAACCAGCGATACGCTATCACAGATGATGGAGCGATACTTGATGAGGGAAACTGGGTTGAGTCAGACGGTGAGCCTGTAGTAGCTGGCGATACTATTGTCGTCGAGGGGGATGTAACAATCGCAAGTGACATAACCGTCACAAGCGAAAGCTTTACGATTCATGGCGCTCAATCCGCAATTGACACTATCACAGTGAACGGACAGGTGCTGGATTTCACTACTGGCTCTATTGCAGGCGCAGAGGGGAGTACAGGATTAACGCTAACGTTAGGCGGGTTTTCTAGCGAATATGATGCGTTCAATGCAGCGGTGAATGTCAATAACATACTCACTCAATTAGATACACGACGCTGGGAACTGACCCATGACGGCTCGGTGCAAGCGTTTCAAGGGCGATCAAATAGGGAGGCATTTAAGTTTAAAGTTTTCCCCAGTGAAGATATCCCTGAGTTTGTAGACGATGACGGTTATTTTGTTTTCGATTCGTCAGGTATCAACAGGGTTGAAGTTCTTACGGCTGCAGGCTCTTCCGTTTCTTCAAGCGACGACGGAAATATGATTAGGGGTAATGTCATTGCAGCGAGAACGGGAGACCTAACTGGCGAAGATCCCAATAACTTGGAACTTACGTTTGTGCTTTATGTCGATGGAGACGACGACGGCTTGGTAATGACGGCCAGTGAATTGGTACCGTACCAAAAAGCAGCGTACTTTCGACGTTAATTAGTATAGTGTTAGGGCTTTTGCCCTAACGCTGCGCCCCCCTCATTGCCAAACTAGCACCATACTTCTACTTAAGTCGAATGGTTGGGAAATGGCGGATTTAGACAAAACAAGGGCAAACAACTGGCTGTATCATAACTCCGGTACGCTAGTACTTTCTCTACTGTTATTTCTCAGTAATTTTGTCTTCGAAGACATTCAAAATAACGACTCACAACTGCAAGAAGAAGTTAAAAAACTGAACATTCAGATGGCAGAAATAAAAGCCATTATCGGACCAATTCACACCACATTTAACCTGGTTAATCAAAAGCGTTACACCATCGACGACGCAGCCCGAGACCACGCCCAGTGGCAACGTCAATTTGAAGAAGTGAAGGCTCAAATGCGTGAACAGCAGCTGGTGAACAAAGATATCAACGATCGCCTGGTCAAAGTAGAGCTGAAATTTTGACTATTCAGCTAATACGGCACCAGACCGACGACCAAGGCACACCAGGCAATATTTATATTGGCCCCTGGTCTGCACACACCCTTGAATTACCGTGGCGCAACAATTTACCCAATCTTAGCTGTATTCCTGCAGGCACGTACACAATGCGGCTAGTGAAAACCCGTAAACCGATTGGCGGCCGCTCGCACCTTTATCTTATTGAAGATGTGCCAGAACGAAGCGGTATTCTTGCCCACGCTGGCACGTTTGCCGGCAACAAAGAGAAAGGCTTTAAAACCAGCGTTCTAGGCTGTGTGTTAATGGGTTACCGCGTCGGTACCTACCAAAACCAACGCGCTATTTTTGATACACGCAGGGCAATAGGCGACTTCAACAACATTCTTGCTGGCAAACCAGCACGCATAACAATTATCAATGCTTGGGAGAAACAGCATGATTGAGTGGATAGGTGACGCATTAATGGCGGTAGTGGGTGGTGGTGCAACGGGTATTTTAGGCTCTGCAGTGCAAAGTCTGTTTCAATACAAAACCCGGGTATTGGATATTAAACAAGAAAATGTTCGTCTGGCACACGACGCTAAGATGGTTGAACTAGAATCTACCGCGAATCTGCGTATTCTTCAGCAAGAAGCCAGCGCCCAAGCTGACAGCAACGCTTATGCCATGCAAACCGTAAGCTACGAACACGACAAGCGCCAATATATGCCAGAGAGCGGGGCACCAACGTGGATTATTGGCTTACTTGGTGTAGTTGACGTAATACGTGGGCTAGTACGGCCGTCATTAACAGTTTACGTAGCCGTAGCAATTACCATTATTCTGGTAGAAGCCAATGCGCTGGTTGAATCGGTTGACGGACTAGGGGAAGACGTGCGCTTAGCGGCAACTATGGAGATTTGGCGCATGGTGGCGTACATCGCCACCACAATATTTTTTTGGTGGTTTGGGCAACGCCCACAGAAAAAAGCTTAGTGAACACTGGCCCGTAGCGCAAACTCTATTTCAGTAGGGGTTATTTGCGAAACGGGCTTTTGCATTTCTTCCAGCGTTTCTACCACTTCTAATTTCTTAATTTTATCCAGCTTATCTGCCACGTGGTGTTTTTCTGCATGAGTGATGATCAAGTTTAATAGCTTTAATCTGTCATCGGTCGAGAGTGAAAATTTTTGCTTTGGAAGGTGATGTTCAATTGTCATAGTTTCCTGCAAAGACATATTTTGTAAAACGAGTCCTTTGTGTTTCTCATTGCCAAGTAGTTTGTAGGTGCCGAACTGACCGCGGCTGAATGCGTTTAAATCAAATTGAGTCATTGTGAAATGTAGAATGTTACAGCCATTGAGGGTTGATAATAGCGACCGCGTACTTTCACATGGCCCAAACAGCGTTTCTATCTGATTGTAACTAATCTGCTTATTTTTAAATTCGTATGTTGCAGGCTGAGTTAGCACAACAGCTGCCATTTCACTGATAATGTCAGTATAGACATATGCCGTATAGCGAGCATCTTGCGCGTGTATCGCAAGCATATTGAGCAAAGCACCTTCATCAGTATAACTATCTAACATGAACGGTGACCCTTTCCCTTCCAGCAACCAATTCAGGTTTACATGCTCAGTGCGCATGATAGCCGTCAGAATGTCGGTACCTGGCACCACGTTACTCAATAATCGTGCGGCCGTACCCGATGATAAGCCCAATTTTTTAGCCCAAGGCGTTATTTTTCTATCAGCCAGCACCCATTCAAGGCGCGGTGTAAATTCTTTTTCGTTTGGATAATTCATATCTTTATTCAAAATCGGTATTAAAAATCCCAATAAATGAATTCAAATCCCAAATATTGAACCTATAATAAACAATGTATTCACTTGTAAACATACTAACTCAAAAAAGAGGATTTCGCAGTGTCTAGCGTAAAAAACAAACCTATGTGTTTTCGCCCCAGTGCTGAATTAGAAAAACGTATCAAGGCGGCCGCTAAGCGTGAAAAGCGCTCTAACTCGCAAATCATTGCGTTGGCTGTCGAGGCAGGTATTCGTAATTTTGAAGCCCCGACTTCAGCGGCTATTCAGGAGTAACCTGCATGCCTTCATTAACTGAAGTAAAGCACACAGCCGCTAATTCGGCTGTAAGAGAAAAGTCTAAAAATTCACATGCCGACAAAGGCCAGTTGAGAGTCAGGCTTTCATGTAACTCGATAGTAGACAAAGACAACCACGGTTACAGCGTAACGTACATGCAGTCTGGACGTTATCAAATGGCCTACGGTTCGTCGCTAAGAATAAGAAATTTTAAGGTTAGCTTGCCTGATGAAGAGGTAGTGAAAGCGTCATTGTTTTTAAGTATCAACGGCTGTGTTTCTTTCGTTCAATCCATTTCACCAAACGACTTCACGGCGTTATTTCACACATTTAACCCCGAGAAGGTAGATGACGAACTGAATTTGCTTAGTACAAGCGAAGACGAGGTGATTGCCACGAGCACGGACCAGGTGCCCGCGGCAGGAACTAACAATGCATAACCATGAGGATGATCTAATGCAAAGTCGAAGGAATTATAACGCAGTTTTGCATTCTGCGCACCTGCTACTCAAAAGCCACCCCCACGCTGCAGACGTGTTTGCATGCGCATTGGGCAAAACGGCGAACACCGTACGCAACGAACTTAACCCCAATTTACCCAGCTACAAGTTAGGGCTAATCGACGCCATTGAAATGATGGCATCTACCCAGTGTTATTCGCTGCTTTATCAGATTAACGCCATGTTGGGTTTTGTTGCTGTGCCAGTCGATGCTAGCCCGAAAGAAGACGGTAAATTACTCGACCAGTTTTGCGAGTGGCAAGCGTCAGTAGGGCAGACCTGCCAAACCATCTACGACGCTATCGAAGACGATGTTATTACCCCAACCGAACTCAACAGCATTACCAGAGCTGGCAATATCAAAGTTGCCCACTGGTTCAAAATGCAAATTGTGCTTCAAAACAAAGCGGAGGCCGATCATGCAGCATTCAAACGTTGAAATGTTATCTGTGGCTGCAGCGGCTGCCCCACAACGAGAGCAAGGCGAAATGTCACCTTTTCAACTGCAGCTCATTATCAAACGCCAGAAAATGCAGCTACAAGCACAAGAAACCATGCTGAAAGCGTTACTAAATCTGCAATACGAAGAGCTTACCGAGCGGCAAGAAAAAGGGCTGCACGAAATAGTGCGCATCAATGCCGGCATGTTGAAGATGGAGCTGCCACATGACGAATGATAGGAGCATACCGTTAGCGCTGCGTAAAGCCGGCATTCGCTCAGTAAGTACGAACTGTGCCGCCAATCAAACTATTGCCCTTAAGCCTGGTGCATTAGGTTTATTTTTTGGTGACGAACTAGCAGAACGCTTGCTAGCCAAGCAGCAACGCAAGGAGCAGGCACATGGCTGAAGTGAAAAGTTTAACTCGTGAAGAAGAGAAGCTGCTTTTCAGCACTATTCGCAAGTTCAAAGACGTTGAAGCGGAACGCGACCTTAACTGGATGTTGCTAATGCGCTATACCGCCCGTCGTGTTGAAACCGTGCATTTGCTCAACGTAGACGATGCGCTGAATGCACTAGACAAGGGCTATTTGCACATTGCGTCGCACATGCAAAAAGGGGGGAAGCACGGCAATAAGCGCGGCTTAAACAAGAAACAGGAAATTTACCTTGTCGACGCCGCCCGTCGAGCCCTTGAAGCACTGCTAAAAATTCGCAAGCGAATGATTGCGGCTGCACCTGAAAAAACTTACGACGACACCGCGTTAATTCTATCTAGACGCCGCCAGCGCATGAGTATTCGCAGTTATCAGGAACGCATGACGCACTGGTGCAATGTCGCCGGCATTGTAAAAGCGTCACCGCATTGGCTTCGCCACACGTGGGCAGTTCGTCGCTTACAAAATGCGTCAACCGGCGCAGCCTTACGTGAAGTGCAAGAGGTGCTAGGGCACGAGCACATTACCACTACCCAAGTTTACACACAGCCCAGTCGAGACGACATACGCAAAAGCATGCAGGAGGCAGCCCTATGATTTTCGCTAAAACCACGCTAAAGCCGCTGCGCGAAGAAATAGCCAGCCAGCGGGAAAGGTTACTGGCCGACGCAAAACGCCGCGAACAAGAAGACAAAATTTTAGAAAACCAGCGCAGCCAAGGACACATTCAGCATGAGATGTAATTACATATACAACCAGCTTAAAAACCTGCGCACCACGTTTGCCAGGGTAAATTACTTCCCGTTGCAAATGCCTGGCATGGGGCCTGTGTATTTAGCCACAGTGCATTGTGAAGACAAATGCGCCGGCAAATGGAATATGCAGAAAAGCTACACAGGCCTAGTCACTGAAAAACATAACGTGGAAGCAATTCAGCAAATTATGCATGCAGGCGCGAGTACGCGCACTGTGAGCGAATGGCTAAAGGTTGGGTGCTAAGCAACATGTCTAACAATAACCCCATTACACAACGCTATCTTCAGCAGCTAGAAGAACAAATTGCAGCGGCCGAAGCTGAAATATCGCAGCAACTAAAAGCACTGAAAAACAAGTACGAAGGCGAGTGGTGCGAATTACTGCCTAATTCTGAAGCGCTAAGCGATTTCATTGTGAACAACACGGATATCATCGAAAAGTTCGCTGAACTGATTGTTCTCAATGGTGTATTGAAGCTAGCCCGTCGCTTAGAAACGCCGTCACCACTCAATTAAAGAACACGAGGTAAGCAATGCTGACCTTAGATCAGTTACGAGAACGTATCACTCTGCCCAATGCCGCCGAGCGGATGGGGCTCACAAAAGTGAGCGACAACGGCGAACAGCAGCTGTGGAAACGCGCAAATGCAGAGCGGCCAGAAATTACCATCAGCGTTAAATTCGATGTATGGCGCGACCGCGACAATCAGAATGGCGGTAACATTATCGATTTAGCCATGTGGGTGTTTGATATCGACTACCCAGCGGCGAATAAAAAAGTGCATCAACTGTATTTTTTGCCGTTTTTAACGCTGCCTGAAGAAACCGAAGAAGCCACAGACGACATGGCTAAGCTGTCATACATCGCTGGCAAAAGCCTAGAAGACCAAGAGCGCTGCAGAGTTTACCTAAAAAATGAACGTGGCATTCCCGATCACATCATTACTGAAGGTATTAAACAGAAAACGTTAGGCTGGACAAACTACACCAACCCGAACGTTGCCCAGGGCGAACCACACTGGGGCGGCGAAGCGGTAAGCTTTATTACCTATCAGCCTAATACCAAAATGCTAGCAGCTGTTGACTATCGCTATTACGTACCGGAGCTAAACGGGGGCATGAAAACCAAATCATTAGGCCAAAAGAATGGCGTGTTTTGGATGCTAGACCCCCGCGCACTTCGCCAAGCAAAAACCGTTTATGTTGTTGAAGGGCCGTTAGATGCGTTGAGTATTGAAGCGGCGTTTAGCAGCGACCCCACCACCTGTGCCGTGGCGCTTAGAGGAACCCAAGTACAAGTGAACTGGCAGCTATTCTTGGGTAAAACCGTAATCTGTTGTTACGACAAGGACGAACCTAAGCCAGATAAAAGAAATCCCACCGGACCCGACCGCTGTTATTCTGCAGAGGCCGAGTGGCGTATTCACGAAGGTTGCCTTGCAGCGGGGGTGCCTTGCTTTTTTGTCGACCGTAGCGAATGGGAATACGGTCAAGATGCCAACGACATTTACAAAGAGTCAAAGAGTAAAGAGCCCTTCAAAAAGCGTGAGCCGTGGTTAATACCAGGCTTAGCCGGCAACAGTGAAGATAAGCCGCACAGACCTCGTTTATGGCTGCCCACGCACGACTACCAGCAGTACTGGAAATATCGCGTAAAAGACGATTTTACCAGCATGGCTAAAATGTCGAGAGACGACGACGGCCAAGAGAAATTAGAATTTGTTGATGTGGCCGGCTTTCGAGTAGCAGGCCTCAGCCGTGTTGAAATTGCCAGTGCCAGTGCAACTACAACCGGGGAGCATGACGACAGCCCTCACGTACAATTTGTTGCTATGTATCAAACGGCCAGGCACGACGAAACACTGCAGCGTCGAGTAATGAACGACGAGCAGCTGCACAACCTAGATACCTGGCGCAAAAGCGGCCCCATTTATAACCCACGGGCGTTTTCTCGCATGCTGAACATATTCGAACGCACCATTGGTATAGGCAGTGTGCAAGCGGCCAACTTTGTGGGGTTGTGTTATTTAGCCGGCAAGCCAAAAGTAAACGAAGGCAAAGACTGCTTTTTCACTGAACCAGCACAGCAAAGCCCTTATCATAATTTTGCTTTCCCTCGTGGTATGCGTGGTCATGCTGGGCAAGTGGTAGAAGCTTATCAGGAAACATTCAAGGACAATGCTGCAGCCAGAGCGCTAGTGTGGATTGTTGGCGCACAATTGAAACTTTATCTAGGTTTTTGGCCGCATTTTATAATGCAAGCAGGGAAAGCCAGCGGTAAATCAACGTTACTTAAGCGCTTATCACGCACCACAGGCATGAAAATTCTCAGCGGTCAAAGTATTGGTACCGAGTACCGATTAATGACTTCTGTGTCAGGTACTAGCCACCCCGTAGGCTGGGAAGAACTGAGCGCCAAAAAAGCAGACGTTATTGCACGCGCCGTCTCATTACTGCAAGAAAGCTATAACTACACCGAAACAACCCGTGGCAGTGCACAAACCCCGTTCCTTATCGCCGCGCCTGTGTTACTGGCAGGTGAAGACGTGCCAGTAGAAAGCCTAACGGGTAAAACCGTGCGCACCGATTTAAGCAACCGTAAAGGCCCCATGCTTAACGAGAACCTACCGAAGTTCCCCATGTATGAATGGATGGAATGGTTAGCGAAGTTAGGCCGTAAAACCGTGCAAGAAAACTATGAGATAGCGCAGCAGAAGTGCAAAGCCTACAACCGTGCACAAGACAACGATAAGGGCGCCGATCGGATGGTAGATAACTATTCTGCGCTTATGACTGCATGGCGTTTGCTTACCGCGTTTACAGGTATCGAAGACGTTAACGGCGACTTCGAACGTGACCTAATTGCAGAAATGAACAGCCACATTTCAGATACCACCAACGACCGCGACCCATGGATTTGGATTGTTGAAATCATTATGGACGAAATTGCCGCTGGCCGTTACGTGTACCCCTATGTATTTGAGTGTGAGCCTCACAACGATAAAGAGCCACGTTACCTATGTGTGCGTGTTAAGCACATGATGGCACATTTATCTACCAGCGTGGCCCTGCGTGAAAAATACAACAACATGCCCGTGAAAACAGCGCGAGTACTAAAACACCAGATGGAGCAGGCAGGCGTTATTCACAACGACAGCGTAGTTCGCAGCATAAACGGTACCCGCAGCGGCCACATGCAACAGCTAGACGTTAAGAAACTAGAACAATACGGCATTAGCGTAACTGCACCAGAGACGCTACGTGCCCACAGAGAGCCAATGTTATGAAAGCCTCATACTTCAACAAAACTTACCCAGTAGGTACCCAATTTAAGTACTACCCAATTAAGGGAAATTACAACTTTGAAATTGTGCGTACCTCTTCGCAAGCATGGGACATCCCAAGTAGACGCCATGCAATTGTAAAACTATCTGGCCGCAGCGGGGGCGTCTGCGTGTCACACCTGAAAGTGAACTAACAACAACCATTGAGGAAATTTTTTATGTTGTCATTTTTACCAAATTTCGGGCGAATGCCTGTTAGCGAAGAGCAGAACGTAAGCGTGATTCTGCAAGACGACAGTTTTTTTGAAGGGCCAGCAAAGGATTTCGAGTGGGAAGGGAAAGGGCCGAACGTAGTGGAAGGCTGGCGCGAGATGTTACCAGGTGAAGTACTGCACAGTGAACACCGTTTACCTCACCGCAGAACTCGGGTTTTGAGGAGGGCTTACAAGTGAAATTAATTAACGCTCTGTTAGCGCTATTGGGGCTGGTAACAGTAGTGTCGGTGTACTTTAAAAGTGACGCACTACAAGCGTGTTTAATTCTATTAATTTTTATGATGCTGGTTGCAGAACGTCGTTCTCGCCATGTTCAACAAAGCAAAATGTGGAGGCGCATCAATGGCAACAAAAGGACTAAATAAGGTTCAACTTATTGGCAATTTGGGTGCAGACCCCGACGTTCAACATCTACCAAATGGTACGGCGAAGTGCGTGGTTAACCTGGCAACCACCGAGATATTCAAAGACCGAAACGGCAATGCCAAAGAGGAAACCGAGTGGCACCGCTGCATTATTTGGGGAAAACGAGCCGAAATTGTGGGGCAGTACAGAGTAAAAGGCGAACAGCTGTATGTCGAAGGCAAAAAGAAAACCCGCACTTACCAGGACAGCAACGGCCAAGAACGCTCTATTTGCGAAATCATAGTAGACCAAAGCGGCGACGTGCAGCTGCTTGGCCGAAAAGAAGCACAAGGTATTTAACATCAATGCCCGTGGACCAGACGGGCCAATTAATAAAGTAACCAAGGAACTAGCAATGATTGAAGAAAACCCATTTTTACAAGTAGGTTCACTGCGCAACCGAAACAGCAGTAACACCCTTCCTAAACGCTCGAAAGAGCGCAAAAAAGTAACCCGGGAGCAGCGCCACCGCATTGAAGACTTTGAGTTGGCAAAGCGTATGGGCTTGAATATTTCAGGTTTGTACTAGAACAAGAATATATAGGAACAAGTAATGTTAAATACCATTTATTTAGACACTGAAACTACTGGGTTGGACCATAACGCTGAAATAATCCAATTAGGTATTATCGATGAGGAAGGTCGTGTGATTTTCGACAGTCTAGTCAAATGTGAGGGTGATATTCCACCAGAGGCCAGTGGTGTGCATGGAATTAAAAAAATAGACCTTGTTGATGCCCCGACTTGGCCGGAAATTCATGACAAAGTTGCAGAAATTCTTCAAAAGGCAAGTCGTATTAAAATTTACAATGCTAGTTATGACCTGCGCATGCTAAAGCAAACAGCAGATAGATATTGTTTAGATTTACCTCGTTTAGGCCTGAAAACGTTCTGCGTTATGAAGGCTTATGGCAACATGCATTTTGATGGGGAATGGATAAAGCTAACTGATGCATGTTCTTACGAAAACCTTGATGTTTCTCATATACAAGCACATAAAGCTATCGGCGACTGTGAAATGACTCGGATGCTTGACCTCGAAATTTTAAAAGAAGATAGCCGCCGTAAAAAAAGAGCCGACTACAGAGAGTCATTAAGGAAAAAGCGAATGGCTCTTGTTCCTTCCAACCTTTCAGATTTTCCAGATTTTGGGCAGGCTTATCGTCCAACTGGCTATAAAACTATGTCACAACTAAATAAAAGAGACCTGAAGCTTTTTGAGTTCGCTGGGCGCTGCTGCGATACATACGGTAACAGAGGCTATTTGTTTAAGCCGAAAGACAATGGGAATGTCAGCAAATGAAAGCTTATATTCTCATTGGCATTTGCGCAGCAATTAGCTGCGCGTGTGCTGGCGGCCTGTTAGTAGGCATGCAAGTGTCATTTCGCTTGTTTGCCTTCAGTTGCAAGCACGAACCCCAGTGGTTCAAAAACACAATGCAGCATTTATCAACGGGCCTATTTTACTCTGCATTGCTGGGTGTTATATCGCTCATATTAATTACATTAAGGAACTAACAATGACCAAATTAGTAAAAAGTATTATTACCTTCGGAAGCAAAGAGTTGCCAGTTATTGATTGCGATGATGGTTTTGCGCGCGTCCAGCTCAAGCCAATAAGTGACGAAATTGGGCTCAACTGGAAAACACTGAACCGGAAAATCTGTGAGGGGACCTATTTATATAGGCGTTTAGGTATAAAACTGACCTCCCTTAAGGGGGGGGATACTACTCCAGAATCAGGGGTTAAGAGTCACATCTGTATCAGGCTGGACCGTGTTGAAGCGTTTATGAATACAATCGACCCTACTCGGGTACGTGTCAATGGAAATCATAGTGCTGCAGATTGGCTTGAAGCTAAGCATGAAGAGTGGGATCAGGTGATTCATGAGTACGAAAAGGTGGGCAAAGCACTGCGGGCACAGATAAGCGACAAATTCAGTGCATTAGCTAAATTGGACAAAATTAAAGACCCTGCACTCAGGGCTGAATGCACTAAAGAGATAAATGCCGAGTTTGGTTTATCTTTGCCAGTCAATCAGCAACTGGGTATGGATGTGTGAAATTACGCTCGTAACCAACAAACTGACCCCCTCTTGTGGGGGTGATGTAGCTCTATAAGACCCCTCGGGAGGGGGATAAACCCGCCACGAAACACTAAAAGTCGGGGCGGGAACGGAAAATTCGCACCCTTAAGGGTACGAATAATTCAATGCAACGGCCTTAAGACCGTCGAAATTAATAGCAGGAACTAACAATGACCGAACCAACAATTAAATTTAAGACCGTCATCGAGTTTCACGGCATGCTACTTACCGTGATCACTTTTGAGAATAAAGATTATGTGCCACTAAAACCCATCGTGGATATGTTGGGAACCAAGTGGGATTCCGTACGAAGAAACGTGTTTTTGGGCGATAACGCTGAAATTTACGGTACACAGTTGCTATTTAAGCCCGAATTTAACGTTGTAGAACCTCTTAAGAGGTCCAAAAAATCGGTTCATATTCTACTGGAAGCAACGGAAACGTTTCTGATGAAAACAGATACCAACCGGATTCGCGCCAATGGCAACGAAAAAGCCGCTGACTATTTATTGGCGCTGCAGAAAGAATGGCGTAAGGCTTTGCACGACTACGAAACCAAGGGGATTGTGTTCAAAGCAAGTAAAGGCAGTGACTTGGTGAAGCTGGATAAAATAAAAGACCCGCACATCAGGGCTGAATATGCGCGAGACATCAACGAACGGTACGGCATGAATATTCCAATTGGCCGCCAGACTGGTATGGATGTGTGATCATGAGTGAATTTATTAGAGAAAATCGCTACGAAATAATTAAAAACAGCGACATTGAAAAGTACCTAAGTGATGAACAAATTAAACAGTTGATGGGGCTACTTAGCACTATTAGTTTTGCAAGGCAGCAAGATAACCGAGGTTTGCTAAAAGCGGTTGCTATTGAATCCGACTGGCCTTGTTACGATTCTGCTTGGCAAATGATTGAAGCCCTAACGGAAGGTGATTTTTCTTGCCCATATGAAGAGCTAGCAAAGGCTAATGAGCGTGTTAGGGAGTTGGAGGCTCACAACGCACTTTTAATGCAAGCGTCGTGGGAAATGAAAGAGGGCAAGCCAGATGCTTTCTACAAAATAAAAGACGCTAGGAGTACAGAGCCAAGCGATGCACTAAACAGATTCGCCATAGAGAAGAAGATTGAGGCGATAAAATTAGCGCTCGATGGTGAGCGCTTCGAGCTTGATGGACGTCCACTAGATTTTGGCATTAGGGTTGAGTCTTTAGAATTAATGCTACGTGACTTTGAGATAGGACTCAACTCAATGCCAATACGCAAAGGGGGTGAGTCGTGAATACTCCCGTTCTTGACGCTTGCGCTGGTTCTCGAATGATGTGGTTCGATAAACAAAACCCTGTGGCCACATTCGGTGATATTCGGCGCGATAAAATTACCGTAAAAGACACCACCCACAAACCGGATGGTACTAGAACTATCATTATTGAGCCTGACACGTTAATGGATTTCCGTAACATGCCGTTCAAAGACGGTTCTTTTAAGTTGGTTGCTTTCGATCCGCCTCACCTGTTGCGAGCTGGGCCAAAAAGTTGGCTTGCTGCAAAGTATGGGAAGTTAAGCGATAACTGGCGCGAAGATTTACGCAAAGGCTTTTCAGAATGCTTTCGCGTGCTTGAGCCTGGCGGCACGCTAGTCTTTAAGTGGAATGAAACGCAAGTAAAGGTTAAAGAAGTGCTAAAACTATCACCTATACCTCCATTATTTGGGCAGGTATCTGGTAGGTCGGGAATGACGCATTGGATTGTATTCATGAAGCCAATAGAACAACTACGCAAGGAGCAAGAGTGATGGACTATGAAAGCATGAGTGACTTTGAGATTAATAAGCGCGTAGCTGAATTAATGTGGCCTAATTTTGTTAATTATGAACAGTTCGGCAGGGTTAGAGTTCAAGACCCTGATGGGGATGATTTTTATTTTGATTTCAACAACCCAAGCGATGCATGGCCGATTATCATGAAAAATAAAATAACCGTTGGGCCGGAGGAAAACGATATATGGAGTGCGTTTGATATTAGTGTTGAAAATATTTATGACGACAAAAACCCACTACGCGCTGCCATGATTGTTTTTTTGATGGCCGGCAAGGAGCAAGAGTGATGAAGTACAGTACTCAACTTTCTATCGGCGGCTTCCTGTTCTTTATGATTTGGTACGGGTTGGAATTAGAACCTTTATACCTGCTTTTCACGCACACCGCAGCCATTGGCGCGATGATTTGCAAGTTGATTGAAAACAAAATTGAGGAGCAAGGCAAATGAAATTCAATATCAAAGTATGGGACAAGTCAGAAGATTATCAGTGGAGTTTTTTTCACGGTGTTGTTGCTGGCTTGATTTTAGTTGCTATAGCTACATCAATAGTTTTGATTTTTTTCTAAGGAACAACAAGAGGAATAGGTATTTGACACCCGAATAATTCAGGTGTAGTTTTACAGGCACTAGAAAACAATAGCGGTTATCCGCACCCGTTAGCCTTTGCGGTTTTTTTGTGCCTGTAAAGCAGTCGCACGCCATAAATCTATCTATGGCGGGTTGAGAGGCGTAATAAAACACCCTTAGGGGAAATAGGCCCGGAGCTACTATTGTTGCTCTAGTTGAGACCCGCCACCCAATGGTGGCAACACTTACTAAAAAACAATAGGAGTCAGTAATGACGACATTTCTCAATGCCGAATTAAAGGCAAACAACAACCCATTCTCGTATTCCAATACCGAAATAAATACCGCCATCGATGAAAATGGTGATGCATTTTTTGTCGCAAAAGAGGTATTTGAAGCCCTCGAAATTGCATGGAGAGGGACAAAAAGCCTGCAAAAATTGCCAGAAACGTGGCAAGTGGTACGCAATCTCCGTACTAGCTTTGGTGTAAAAGAGACCTTTTTCATTAACGAACCAGCGCTTTACATGATCGCATTTCGCTCTAACAAACCCGAAGCCGTTAAATTTACGCAGTGGGTGTGCGAGGAAGTATTGCCATCTATTCGTAAACAGGGCTATTTCGGCACATTACCAGCCAAAGACCTTATTGCGCTGCGCAACCAAAAAATCAAACTCATTCAGGAACTGGTGAACTGCCGTGATAAGTTTGCCAAAAGTGCCTATATCACTACGTTGCGTAACATCTGCAACCAATTGGGCGAACCCATGCCAAACACCGAGCTACTAGGCCAGCAGCTAGAACTAGGGGTGTAGCATGAGAAGTCAGAGCCGATATCAAACCGCCTACGAACTAAGCGAATATTTAAAAGGCCTTCAAAGCTTATTTGAAAACATGGACGATGGGCCTGTAAAGCACTTACAGGCTTTTCAAATGGTGCAACTGCTAAAACCAGCAACCGAAAAAATAGAAATACTGGTAAAAGCTGAACGCTAAATAAACGAAAGCCCACAAATTAAAGTGGGCTTTTTATTGCGCTTTTTGTTGATTCTAATTACTGTGAATTTTTAATTGATAAGGAATTCACAGTGAAAATATTAATTCTAATACTTCTCTCGCTAACACTTCTCGGTTGTGGAGCTACTCAGCAAGAACGTGAGTTAGGCTACACCACACATATCGATCCATACAAAAATTATCAAAAATACACCGCCCTAAATGCGGGTTATCTAGATGGGCAGTCTTTGCTCAGCTTACAATTTCTTTGGCTTGATATTTTTGTGGATGTGTTAGATGGAGAGCATAGTTTGTGGGTGGCGGCTACTTTGGAAGGTGACCATTGGCAATTTATAAACCCAGGTGAATCGCTCGTGCTGATGTTAGATGGTAAGCCATTAACGCTATTTTCAGGAACTGGTTCGACGCTAAACAGACAAGTACTGTCTTCACGGACAATACGGGAGAAGGCTCTTTATAAGATTTCTCCCGAGATACTAGAAAAAATAGCGTTGGCTTCTAATGTAAGCCTTCGCCTATACGGCCACCAAGGTTATATAGAAAGAAGTCTATCGGCTAATCATCTAATTAACTACAGAGCTTTTTACGAACGTTTTGTAATGCCAAGAAAAGATAAGTTCGTTAATTCAACTGTCGTTCGCACTGCTCAATAAGGCAGTGCAATGCTGCTGTGTGGTCTGTGCCGGTTTCTTCCATATTGATAAGCATAGATTTGATAGAGGACAAAAGGCTGGATAAAAGAAAGGTGTTTTGCTGCATGTTTATTCCTTTAGTACTGCGCTGTAAACAATTCAATACTATCAGTCTAAAGTTGTACAATCTGTTAATTCAAATCCACATTACTAAACATTTGGCTATAAGCTAGCCCGTTACTATTCCCTTTTGCTAACCAGGTTAAGTAAGTAGTGGGTAAAACCATCTAAGGTTCTGTACCTAATATTTGGCCTACACGCGCAGCACCACATTTGAATAGTCTTAAGTTTTAACCCCTCAATGGCCGATGGCTTGTTATTTTCAATAGCTACAACCGTTTCCCTGCTAATACACAGCTTTTCTGCTATCTGTTGTTGAGTAAGCCCAGCCTCCCTGCGTAAAGCTCTTAATTGCTTCCCGTCAAACGACGGTGGCAGGCAAATCATGTGTACCTCACTGCCAAACCGAACCCTACGAATTAAAACAACCGAACAGGCTGCTGACGCGCATTATTAACATTTTATGCGGGGGCGCAACTATTGGACATTGGACATTTGAAGCGTTTAACCTGCTTTTATCGCCTATGCTTCTGTTTTTTATGACTTATTTTTTATTGCGCTTTTTATTGCTGTCAGTTTTGTCGTTTTTTCTGTCCGTTTTCAGCCGTTTTCTGTCCGTTTTGTTGTTTTCTGCGTTTCATCGTTTCTCTTATTATTATTATTTTTCTTTAAGAATTAATAAGATAAAGAAATATAAATAAAAGGCAGATGTCCAGTTTTAAAATGGTAACTGGTCGGAACTGTCCGAAAAAAAAGAGCATGTCCGTAAATTTTGGACAGTTTCGGACAGTGCTTTGCCCTTGTTCTGCGCGGCCTGCATCGCTAAAAAGGGGGAAATGTCCAAATGTCCGTGAAAATATGCCCCTGGGGATCCTATAAAATGCAGATATTGGTGAATGAGTGGTTGCAGTTTAAACAGCTGAATGAAGACCGTTCAGCCGAAACTATTAAGAAGTACCGCTATTATCTAACGCTCTATCTCGCATTTTGCGAAAAGTCGCTAGTAGACCCGTACGAACCCAAACCGTTGCAGCTTGAACAGTTTACTGGGCTATTCCTGCATCAAATGAAGTTGGTACCGCAAAGCAGGCGAACTGCAGTCGCTGCATTACGTGGGTTTTATGAATACCTCTTTGATAAAGGGCATACGCACGCCAATTTCGCCGCTTCATTGCCTTACCCAGCATCATCTCAAAAAATCCCCGTAGCTATGGGCCTGCGTCATTTCGAGAAGCTGTTGCAAAGTTGCGACTTAGAAACATTCACTGGCATACGAGATGCGGCCATTATTGCGCTAATGGGCGGCTGCGGCCTGCGATTAGCCGGCATTGTTTCGCTGAATGTGTCTAACATCGTGACTTACGACCACGAGGGCGCCGAACGCCTGGCTATTCGTGTTGTTGAGAAGGGTAAGAAAGAACGCCAGGTTCCATTGCCGATGGAAGTACAACTATTCCTGCGTGTTTATATCGGCCATCCTGAATTACGTCATATCGACCGCACATTACCCAACGGCGACCAGGTGCTATTTATCAGCACTAAGAATCGACGCGTTAAGCCCTGGGACTACTACGGCGAGAATCGCAGGATATCATCACGCACTATCCAAAAAATGATACACAAACGGGGCATTGCCGCTGGCGTTCCTACCAATCAAGCTCACCCCCATGCCCTTCGCCACCTCACTGGTACCGAATACGCAGAGGAAGACCTAGATATTATTACCAGGCAAACACTGCTAGGCCACAGCGACCCCAAAACAACTGAGATATACACGCAACTGGCATTGCGCAAACTCACCAAGCAAGTGGATAAGGGTAATCCGCTAGGAAAGATTACTACTGCCGTCACACCACTATTGAACGCGCTTAAAAAATAATTCAATTTATTTTATAATTTGTGTTGACAAATAAAGGATATCGGCGTATATTTAAACCATACCAAGAAGGTATACCGACTCAGCGGAACTGAGACCAAGAGGAAATTAAAATGAATGTACAACACGTTGAAACACAACACTACACGCAAAATGAAGACACAATTGATTGGTTTGAAATTGATGGCAGGTCTTGGGGCTTGAACAAAAAAAATGGAGAATTTCGTTTAATCGATTGTGATGGTTGTCCTGTTGACCTACCAAATCATGATGACAAGGTAAAAATTGAGGCGATGTTAGAGAAATCAGAATACTTCAATGAATAAGCACCACAACACAGGCCGCAGAAATGCGGCCAAACCGGAAAGCGAAAAGGCAACGGCAACGATACACATGCGTTGCCATCCTGATGATAAGGCACTAATTGTTCGCAACCTAAAACCAGGTGAAACCATTGCCAGCTTCATGATTGAGTTAGCCGTAGAAGAAGCCAGTAAGCGCCAAAGCAGCTAACACATCTCTATCAACTGAATTAACTATCGTAAGCCCTAGCAAAGAAGCTAGGGCTTTTTGTTAAGCGCACACTTAATTACCCCAGCGCTAAAGCAAACCCCTCTCTCACTATCACCTAAAATTCACCAGAAAGCTTCATACAGACACGCCTTTAGTTCTTTTCTGGTGCGTGGAAATTATATAGTCTGTACCACCAACTAATAGATAATGAATGTCTGCGGGTGTGCGCAGCACCCCTTGAAACTCTCTTTTAAAACGGACAATAGCACTTTGGTACGCGGAAACTATTACTGCGCTTTATATACAAAATACGCAATACACATTCATTTCATCACCACAATACGCACCCTGCAGAGCCACACATTTAACAAAAAGCGCAATAAAAAATAGAAATACAGACTAAACACACACTTACTGTACGAATAACCTGCAATCCATCATCATGCATTATCATTAGAAGGGGTGGGGGCTCGGCAAGCATAAGGGCTTTCTCAGATAGGGTAGGGTGGGTACCAGCATATCTGCACTATTTTTAAACTCTGTTATAAGGCAAAAACCATGAACGAAAACTTAGCAGATGTAAGTTCGTTAAAAATGGCCGAACTTGAACGACTAAACTTGCCAAAATTTTGGCGAGAAATTGCGAACATAGCTGGACCAGAGATGTTTATAAAAATTTGGCGAATTGCCAGCTGCCCCGAGAACCAATGGAAAGAAAATAAAATTTACGTCCCATCTATAAAAAAATACCAAGAGTACCAATGCGTACAAATCATTAAATGCTTCATCGAACGCAACATGTCCTGCACCGAGATAACCAAAGAACTAGAAAAACATGGCATGTCTCGTTCTCCTGATACAATAAGACGAATAGCGAAAAAGTACGAACTGGGGGAAGTACCCCTTAGATAGTGATTTTAGGAACTAACAATGACCACATGTGTAATTTATGCCCGCGTTTCTACAGCGAAGCAGGCAGAAAAAGAACTCCCTGTCCAAAGCCAAATAGATAAATGCCTAGCCCACGCTGAAAGCCTTGGCGCTGATGTCAAAAAGGTATTCACTGACGAAGGCATTTCTGGTGCCACTGATAATCGCCCCGCGTTTCAACAAGCCATTTCATACTGTGAAAACTTCGACGTTGATTATTTTATATGTTGGAGTACGTCCCGCTTTGCGCGAAATGCGCTTGAAGCAAAGCTTAATAAGCGACGATTAGCCAATAGCAGTACCAAGATAAGCTATGTATCCCAAAACATCGATAAGGGCGATTCTGGCTTTATCTACGAAGGGATTTTAGAGCTATTCGACGAGTACTATTCTCGCCAAGTTTCACAAGACACTAAGCGTTCAATGATCGCAAATGCCCAAAAGGGCTATTTCAATGGTGGCTATCTAACATTTGGGTACCAGACGGAAAAAGTTGTTGGCGAAAAAAATAAGACCAGGCTGGTACCAAATCCGATGGAAGTGGGCACGGTGAACAGGATATTCGAATTAAAACTTTCTGGTTATGGTGGAAAACAGATAGCAGAGCTGCTTAATGCAGAAGGGCGCCTTAACCGTGGAAAAAAATGGAATAAGACGTCAATTCTTGACTTATTGCGTAACGAACGCGTGGTTGGCCGTATCGCATTTGGTAAAAAAGGCCGTGATGGCTCATTGCCACGTTCCGAATGGATAGTAATAGATAGTCACGAACCCATTGTTTCATACGAACTATTCGAAGCAGTTCAAAAAACGATGGATAACCAGACCCAAAACGGTGTTAAAGAAGGGGGGTCACCTAAAAGTACGCGTTTCTTCACAGGCCTTCTGAAATGTGGGAAGTGTGGCAAGTCTATGAGGATAGAAAAAGCAAAAGGCGCGACAAAGACCTATTACTATTACAATTGCAGCACGAAACAGGCTGGTGTGGGCTGTGAGAACCGCAGAATTAATTCAGCCGTGTTCGACCCTTGGATGACTGACGTTATCTGCGCAGAAGTGCTTACAGAGCGAAATTTGAAAGACCTACTTCTGCAGTTAAATGATTTGGCCGGCGCTTGGGCACAGAAGAAACGAGATCGTTGCAATGAAATTATTCAGCAAATTAAAGAGTATGAGCGGAAAAATTCACGATTGTATGAATTGCTAGAAGATGACACGGGCATTTACAACGTCCAAGACCTTGCCCCGCGTTTACGTTCAAATAATGAAACGATTCGTAAACTAAATACTGAACTGGCCGTAGCCGAAACTGAAAAACCACCACAATTAGAAATTAATGAAACTGACCTAACCGAACTTAGCGAATTGCTGATTGATATCATCAAAACCACCAATAACCCGGGTAAAGTTCGTGAGTTTTTCAAAACATTTATTCACAGCATAATACTGCAAGACAATGATATTAAAGTGAAATACAGACCGGAGGCACTTATTTCTGTGAACTCTGAAGTAGTTCCCAGTGAGCAAAAGTGGCTCCCCCTCCCCGACTCGAACGGGGGACCTGCGGATTAACAGTCCGTCGCTCTAACCAACTGAGCTAAGGGGGAATCGACACCTAAGTTGTTGATGAAAAGTTGGCTCCCCCTCCCC